GAAATCTCAGTACCCAACAATAGTCAGAATCCAGCTAATAGAAGACAGCAGATGATGTATGAAAATTACCGTAATAGAAGAGATGCTATTAACTAAAGGGAGACTGGACTAATGAGAAGAGCAGCTGGAATTCGACTTGGAGTAGATCTCTCAGGATTGAGGAGCCTGGAAGGACCAGTGCCTCTACGTGACCTACAAAAAATGACCCCCCTAAGGGAGCCAGAAGAATTAGTTGATCTCAGGGATCTTGATGGATTACGAGGGTTGAATCGGCTTCGATTTGTTGTTTGATCAGCAGGTGTAAGAAACGCCCCGATAAACGCACTGATGATGTTCGTGTTGTTGGGGTGCACAGTCAGTGCAGTAAGGCACGCCTCGGTATGCCGTCTGTGAAAGACGAACACGCTGAAGCTCTTTTTGAGCACGGACGTACTCTTTATGCGCCTTTTCAATAGCGCGTGCTTCGATCATGGTCATTGGAAACTCCATAGTGATGTGAAATTTCCCGTTCCTTCAGCCCCTTCTTTGGCTTACTTGCGTCCCACTAACGTGGGATGAACGTACATTTATAGTGTAGCAACGATACCGGTTCATGGCAAACATATTATCTGCCAAATAACAGTTCGGTTAGTCCAAACTCAAGCCTACTTGGATTAAATCTATCAGAAGCCATACGAAATCTACGAGTACGGTTACTCTGCTGTGGCCCCATTTCTTCTAAAGGAGTTGCCCTTCCAAACAATGTTGGATTATCACCTAAACGTTGGACGGTAGGCGGATTATTAATCTGATTTAGCACTGCAGTCAAACGCTCTTTAGCGCTTGCATTTTTGCCTGCATAACCAGTACGTTCCTTAGTGCCAATAGTTTGACGTATTTTAGATAGTGCGCTTTCACCAGTTGTTTGTCTTGTAAGCTCGTTACCTGCTGCAATAGCATTAGTCAACACAGCTGCACCACCTGCACCTACAGCAAAAGGTCCTAAAGCAGGGACAGCATTGGTAACTAGACCTACACCCGCACCTATAGGTGCACCTAAAATGATCTCATTGGCATATTCTCCAGCTCCTGATAGCACACCTTCTTCCGCAGTTTTACGGATTACTTCAGGAGAAGGGATTGCTTCAGCTAAACCAAAAGCACCAGCAGCAAATCTGCCTCCTACATTGTTTTTCGGTGGCATTCTTTGACCACTAAAGTTACGTATAAACGACGGTGTTGAACTATGTCTTCTTGGAGAGTTCCTAAAACTTTGGTTAAAGTCTTGTGGACCTTCTCTTAAAATTTCTATAGGACCATCGGCACTTGCTTTAGTCTCTACTTTAGATTTACGATCAAATCTTACAGGATCAATATTTTGATCAACCATTAAAGCAACATCTTCGCCTTGATTAATAAAATCTTCTCTAGCTGATCTTGCCGCTGGTGATCTATTCTCGATTTCTGATTGAATAAGCTCATAATTGTGCTCATTAAAAAGATCAAGCATATCTGAATTGCCAGAATTATTTAAAGCTTTTTGAATAAGCCTAGTACGAACATCTAAATCATTTATACCTAGTCTTTTTACAGATGCTCTATCTTTCGCCAAACCATAATCAAGAATTACTGCTTTATTTGTTTTAGGATTAAATTTAATATTCCCTGGATGTGTGTCAGTATGAAAGACTCCAGAGTTTTTATATAAATCAATCAATCCTTTGGCTTCAGCAATTCTCCTTGCTCTGCTCGGTACAGTTTCTGCAAAATCAGCTTTATCCATTACGATAAAACTAGTGCCTTCTTGATTAGCATCAAATCTAGAGCTGCTTTCATCAAGGAGAGATTTTTCTATAACCTCTCCTGTAGGAAAAAATCCAGTCTCCCCTAATCGAGGCACTTCATACATATCTGATTCTGCCATAACAGCACGCATTTGTTTGTCAATTTCATTGTCATACGTTCTAAAAAATCCATCTTGTATTTTGACAACTTTACCTGGATAATCTGGTGATTCAAATACACCACCATACATAGAGGGATCTCCTATTTGTTTCCAGTTTGCATTATTATTGTCACGGATATCTTGCAACTCTTTTAATGTAAAATCCATTATAGATATTGACCAACAATATCTATATTTTATCTACTGAAAATGTTAATTAGAGTGGCAAAGAGCGGGCATCAATGGGTGTCAGCCCAGGTCTTGCCAATATCAGAGGCAGCAGTGATTGGAACCTTAAAACCATAATGCTGACCAGCCAAAGGTGCAGCCTGGACTAAGATGTTGGCAACACGTTCTGCTTCTTGTGGTAGCACTGATAGCTGCTGTTCGTCATGCACATAAGCACAGCGAGTGTAATCAACATCGTAAGTCAGTCCTGCGTCATCAAGCATTTGTTGAGAGATAACCAGCCAGCGCTTAGATAAAATCGCGCCAGCGCTCTGGAGCAAAAAGTTCAAAGAACTGTGTTCAGCTCGACAATAAATAGGACGTCCATCTAGCCCCCTTAAGTATCCATGCTCTCGGACACGCTCTTTAACAGCCTCAATTAGAGGTTCAAGACCTGGAATAGCTTCGAGAAATTTTTTACGCAGTTCTTGTCCAAGACTCTTTTTGGCTGCGTCAGAGTATTCAGGCTTCACAATATGGGCCAAGCGAACATCGCCAGCTCCATAGATGAACCCATAGGTTAGATTTTTTACAAGTTTCCTTGAAACGGGGACCTCTGGGGTAGTAACCCTGTCAGCATTTTGTTGATGGATGTCTCCATTAATTACAACATCAGCAAAAGAGCCCCCATCAAATCTGTGGAGATAGCCACCTAAGCATCTCAATTCCAGCCCTTCAAGGTCACTTCCCACCATGACATGTCCGGGATGAGGAATAAATAGTTGACGTGCCCAAGGTGCACTAACCACCTGGCCCAAATTTGGAGATCGGTGTATCTGACGGCCACTGACCGTGGCTAAGAGGCAACTGTGATGAATACATCCGTCCTCTTCTACAGTATTAAACCAACTGTTATTACCTTCAGAAAGCTGACCAAGCCATTTTTGCAGTGTCAGTAAACGAATAAACATCTCGCATTCCTGATGGAGCAGCTGGTTGTCAGACTGAAGGGCCTGGACCTGAATCTCACTTAGGGCAGCTTCATCAACCTTGGGTTTACCTGTATCAGTGACCTTCGTAAACCGAGCTTGGCGGAATTGCTGAAGAGCCCAAGCAATGTTCTGGCGGCTGGTGGGATTAAAAATTTCAAGGCGCGTCATGGGAGCGCCTGCGACATAACCCTTCTTCTTGTCCGAACGCTTAGGAGTGAATACCTTGCCTGGGACATAGGGAAAGCGGACAAGGATCTGCTGCTCAAGATCGTTGTATTCCTGCTGCAGCTCGGCTCGGACCTCGATGGCACGCTCCATGTCAAAGCGGAAGCCTGAACGCTCCTGCTCGGCCATGATTTCGGCCATCTTCATTTCCAGTTCTACGTAATCACGCATAGTGCTTCATCCGATTTGTGAGATGGACATAAAGGAGATATGTGACATATGTGTCCTGTGAGCAATAGTCGAGCATTTCTGGGGTGTATCGAGACCAAGCATCAGGCTGCTTACCGAAATCACCTTTGTGACAACGCAGTCTCCACCCCCAGGCCTCGAGACTGTGCCTTCCATACAAACGAACAGGCATTCCCTCAGGTGACTTGTCGTAGTCACGCTCAAGAATGTGTGGATAGAAGAGCCTGCTCAGCACAAGGGTGTCTATCTTCTTACCCCTAGGCGAAAATTGAGGGAACTGCTCCTTGAGAAGGGGCAGGTCATAGCTCAAGATATTGTGTCCGATTATTAAATCGGCAGACATGATCTCATGGACGCCAGCAAAGATTTGAGAACTGACTTCCCAAGCTGCTTCTTTCTTATCTTGAGCCTCCTTGACTAGGTATTGGTCCTGGACGTAGCTGACGGGAACATCACATTCACCTAAGTGGCGATTGACAATGCAATGAATTTGTGAACCCTGACGCAACAGGCCAGTGGTCTCCAAGTCAAAGATCAGCTCGGTCTTCGTCTTGGATGTCTTCGCTGGTTTGAGGGTCGTAGTCATCTGGCTTATAAGCGTCGGTGTAGAGAGACGTATCGACTTGCTGATCGATGATGTCTTGAGCGTTAACAGCGAAACGCGGATCTTTGTTGTCAAAGAATGGTTCGATCGCCATTCCAACTTCTCGAGCTAGTCGAGCAGCACGCCTGAATTCGTCCTTGTAAAAGGGCTCCCAATCATGCGCCAATACATAGATCTGACGGATACCCATCAGATGGCACTGAAAGACAGAAGCAGAGAATGGGTATCGTGTTGAGTAAACAACAGATCCAACTGTCGGTGTGCCACGTTTGCAAGCAGCAGCGATGGCATAAGAGACACAGTCAATCTCCACCTTTGAATGGGTTAGCAATGTGCGCCCATCACCAATAATTTCACGATCACGAACAATTACGCAACCGCCAGGTGTTTTGGGATGAGTGGATGCATTGCTGACAATCTTGGCTACATCCATAAAGAATTTTTCCTTATTCTTGATGTATGTAGGGTCACCTTTTGGACTGGGCATATCTCACACTTACCAGTGTTTTGCTTATATTAAAGTCATATTCTTGAACTTGTGGGTTATATCCATGGACTATGAAATGATGATCGGCGAACTGAAGACATATGACGATTACAGCAGGAAGGAAATGAAGGAAACTCTGAAATGGAGTGACCTTGACAACAAGCACACCGTTAACGAGAAATGGACATCTATGTATCCAGCTGCATCTAATGATGCTGTGAATAGTCCAAGTCACTACGCGTATTTGCGTAACGGCGTGGAGGCTATTGACGTCATTGAAGACGCCATTGCTTCAGCCCCCACAGTAGTGGAAGGAATGCTCCAAGGTCAAGTCCTTAAGTACCTGCTTCGCCTATGGCATAAGGACAATCCGAAACAAGATGCCGAAAAGAGTTTGTGGTATTTGAAACGTCTGATCGAAAAAATGGAAGGGTAATTTAGATAGAATAGTAAAGCCCGTGAATTCGGGCTAACAGCGGCGGAAATATATATCGTAGTCCCTTAGCTGGAGTGTCTCATGCTCCAAGACGTGTGATTGAAGAATATCGTACGTAGTAATAGGGTCGAGGACGCAATGGGTGAAATAAAGAGAAATTCCTTCAGATAGTTCGGGTTCTGAGGGGTCATACCAGGCAACAGCTTTGAGCGACTCCCAAGGTTGAAAATCTTGCCTAATCCAGCTGTTCAGCTCTTCTAGACGCTGAGCAGTTTTTTGTATATGAGCTTCATGAGCAATCGTCAGTGGCGGGACAAGACAAGCATCCTTCCAACTAAAAATGCCATCCTTAATAATCAACCTTGAAGGATGTACTGAACTGCCAGAAGGAAGAGGCATCAAGTATTGAGGATCAATATTCTTAGGCATTAGAGATCTCCTCTACATTCCTCGTAGTAATCAAGATCCTTATACCAATTATCTCCTGCGTACTCGCTATAAATAACTCGACCTATATCACGGAATGTGTTGTAGAACATCGTGACCTTGTCGATATCAGACAGAACCTGGTCCATAGGCGGCCCATAAATTAAACAGTTCCATGTACTAGGACAAACTGGTTCAAATCCTTTTGCTGTTGCTCGCAGCTGCTTCACTCGTTTAAAAGGGATGCACACCGGGTAGTCCCACATCACGGGAGCAGCACGCATCAGTTCGGAAGCACTAGTGAAAAAGACAAAGCTATTGATGTTTCCGTTGCGGTACTCACTAATAGTCTTGTTCAACCAGATTCTGGAATTACGTACAGCTCCTTTAGGTGCAACCCATACGTTCCCATGCCATGTCTCTTGAAGAGGGTTGATTTCAATGTTGGGAACCGAGGTCGCATTAACAAGAAC